CCTCAGAACGCTTCGGCAAAGAAATTTGCGTCTAAAAGAGTAAGTGGGATAGAAAGCTTGTCACCCACTAAATATGGAAAAACCAAAGCTGAGGCGCAAGATTAGATACGAGGACAAGCAAGACGTAATAGATAGAATCATCGAAAAGCACAGGTATATCTGGCAATTAAAAGCGATTGCTTGGATGGATTACGATGATGTTGCTCAGATTATCCGCTTTCACATTTCCAAGAAATGGAAGATGTGGAAGCAAGACCGCCCGCTTGAGCCTTGGATCTCAAGAATAACGGTAAATCAAATTAAAAATCTGCTGCGGAATAATTATTCCAATTATGTGCGTCCTTGTTTGGCGTGCAAATACAACCAAGGTAATGAGCCGCCAGCTTGCTCAATAACTCCTAGCGGCCTCCAATGCTCTGAGTGCCCATTGTATTCAAAATGGGAAAAGACAAAGAAAAGCGCATACGATGTAAAACTTGCTGTTTCTACGGAAAATCATTCTGAAACAGTTCAGGGGATGCGCGATTTAAATTTTGACGTTCTTGGTAGCGCACAAAAACTTCATGAGGAAATGAAGCATCGTTTGGCCCCAAAACAATATAAAGTGTATTCTAGATTATATATCGACGGAGCAGATGAGGAAAAGGTCGCATCAGAGATGGGCTATAAAACAAACGAAAAGGGCAAAAAGGCAGGATACAAACAAATCAAAAATCTTAAAAAGCTGTTTCGTGCAGTGGCGATTAAGATATTACAAAGTGAGGATATTTTAGGTGGCTACCAATAAAAATCAAATAACATTCACTGAAGAAGAAGGCAAGAAGATTAGGGAGCTTGCCCAGCAGTTTCCTGATTTAAATACTATTACGCGCAAGTTCTTTAACGACGAAACGTTAGATGGTAGAACAAAGCAGGGCGTAGCTATCAGATCTTTCTTGGGCTCAAATAAGATTGAATATAAAACATCTAAATATGAAAAAGTTGGAGACTTACCTCTTACCAAGCAGCAACAGGAGTTCATCGAAGATCAGGCTAAGGATGGCATATCTTCATTAAGAATCGCAGAGCTTCTTTACCCCGGTAAGTCGATTGCCGCAATGGGTTCAGAGCACAGAACTGTCAGCAACTATATAAGAATTTCTGGCTGCGAAAATAACGCCGAGTCAGACAATGCCACTTTTGTAAGATATCAAGTTCCCCGTTCAGCGGAGCGCATTATTAATAAGATTAACGATGCAACTGGTGAAAAGTTAGACAAAGAGCGGCTAACAAGACACCACAAAGTCTGCATGGATAAGCTGTCCATCAATTTGGCAAATTCTAGATTTCAGAAGATTATAAACTGCTATACTTCTCACGAAGATCGCAATATTTTTGAGCAAGAGTTTATCAGAATGACTTGGGATAAGCCAGACCTGACCGCTGATGAGGTTAACTTGTATATGAACGTTTGCAAAGAAATCATTAATCTTGAAACTACGTCCAGACACTTGGACAAGCTGAACAAGATGTTCGAAGAGACTCAAGAGCAGAACGAAATGAGCATCCGTTTGGCTGAAATCATCAAGGCCAAGAGCAGCGAGTATCACCAGTGCGAAGGTCGTGTAGAAAGCTTGATCAAGAAGCTGCAAGGCGATAGGCGCGAGAGAATCTCCTCAAGACAAAAAGAAAACGCATCAATTCTTTCTATCGTTCAATTGTTTCAAGACGAGGAAGAGCGCGCTAATATGATCAAAATTGCGGAAATGCAAAAGTCGCTAGTAATGGATGAGGCACAAAAGATGGAATCTATGGTGGAATGGAAAGCTCGCATCATGGGAATATCATTAAACGATGCAGTCTAAGTGCCTAGAATGTAATAACATCTTCCAAAGCGAAAGGGCTTTGCACACCCATATCAAGAAGCACAAGTTCTCGCTTGGAGACTATTACAGAAAGCATCACCCTAAGAAAAATCTTTTAACTGGGACTCTTTTAGCCTTTAAAGACAAGGAGTCTTATTTTGATAAAGACTTTGACAATAGAGAACAGCTTTTAAGGTGGTGCGAAATAGAATCGCCAGAAGTTGTTAGGGAGTATATCAAAAAAATGCTTGCGAATAGGGTCAAGAATAAAGAGTTAAACTATGCTCCATTTCATTTGGAGCTTGAGACTAGCGATATGCCTTCGATTGATATATACAAGAAACATTTTGGTTCGTATTCTAAAGTCTGCGACGAGATTGGGGTAAATCCAATGTTCAGAAGAAGCTTGCCTAAAAAATTCCACGAAGATTTCTCCGAAGTTAACATTTTCGTAGATACAAGAGAGCAGCAGCCTCTAACATTCAAAAATCAAAGAAATGTTAAGTTAGACTTTGGAGATTACACGGCGAGTGGAGCGCACTACACAAAAACTTTTGTGGACCGAAAATCTGAGTCTGATTTTAAAGGGACTCTTGTTGGAGAAAACTTGGAAAGATTTAGACGCGAAATACAAAGATGCAAACAAATGGAGTCTTACTTGTATGTCGTCGTTGAGTCTTCCCTTGAGCGGATGAAAAACAACAATGACTTTACTCCTCATAAGGCAAATCTTAAATTTATTTATCATAATATGAGATTGCTGCAACATGAGTTTGCGGGCTATTGCCAATTTATATTTTCTGGCAACAGGGCAAATAGCGAAATTTTAATTCCCAAATTAGTTGCGATGGGCAGCGTTCTTTGGGATGTGGACATTCAATACTTTTTAGACAAGGATTCATCATGGCTTGGACAGAAGGAAACCAAAAAAGAAAAGCACAGTTTCGCAAAGTAAACGAAGAAATCCTGCTAAAAAAGGGATTCTTGGAAGAAAGAGAGGCTAAAATTCTTCTCTATAAGTTTCTTCGCGCCAATATTTCTTTCTCGTCAGAAATGATTTGCGGGGTTAAGCTTTTTCCGTTTCAGCATTTAGCCATCAAGACGATGTTTGAAACAGACTATTCTATGATGGTCTGGAGCCGTGGACTATCTAAGAGCTTTACTTGCGCCGTCTTTGCGTCGCTTGACGCAATATTGAACCAAGGCGTCCACGTTGGTATTGTAAGTAAAACGTTCCGTCAGGCGAAAATGATTTTCAAAAAAATCGAAGAAATTGCGGAAAAGCCGCAAGCGGTATTTTTGAAGCAGTGCATTACCAAAGTCACAAAAAGCTCAGATGAATGGACGATGGAAATAGGCAGAAGCAAAATTACGTGCTTGCCTCTTGGCGATGGCGAAAAGCTTCGTGGCTTTCGCTTTCACAGAATGATGATTGACGAGTTCTTGCTGATGCCAGAGAGAATCTTTAACGAAGTTATTATTCCGTTCTTGTCTGTTGTGCAGAACCCAACAGAAAGAAAGCAAGTTTACGATTTGGAGACTGAGTTAATCAAAAGAGGTGAGATGACTGAAGAAGATAGATTCAAATGGCCCAACAATAAAATTATTGTTCTGTCGTCCGCATCTTATCAGTTTGAATATATGTACAAGCTTTATAAGCGGTACGAAAATTTAATAGAAAGTCCAGAAAAAGATGGTAAGGGCGGGGCGACAAGAGCAGTTCTGCATTTTTCGTATGATATCGCGCCTCATGGCTTGTACGACGAAAGCTTGTTGACGCAAGCAAAGTCAACAATGTCAGAGTCGCAATTTAAGCGTGAGTTTGGCTCTCAGTTCGTGGATGATTCTTCTGGTTATTTCAAACTCAGCAAGATGCACGAATGTACAATCAAAGCTGGTGAAGGGCAATGTATTGAACTCGCTGGAGAAAAGAATGCCGAATATATTTTAAGCTTTGACCCATCTTGGGCGGAAACAGATTCCTCTGACGACTTTGCAATGAATTTGATTAAGTTAGATAAAGGCGGTAGAAAGGGAATCTTAGTCCACAACTATGCAGTTTCGGGAACCAACTTAAGAAAGCACATAGAATATCTGCATTATCTTTTAACTAACTTCAATGTTGTTGCGATGTGTGGTGACTATAACGGTGGATTGCAATTTATAAACGCCGCTAATGAGAGCGATTTATTTAAAGAAGCAAAGCTTAACGTAAAAATTTTTGAGGGTGATTTTGATTCACCGGAAACGTATCAAGATGAGATGCGGAAAGCTAGAAACTCTTACAATAGGAGCACAAATAAAATCTGTTATTTGCGAGTTCCCACAAGCGGCTGGATAAGATACGCCAACGAATTACTACAATCTAATTTTGATCACAGAAAAATATTATTTGCCGCAGAAGCTATCGATAATGATTTTACTACTCAAAAATCTAAGTCTATACCAATTAAAAATTTAAAGTTTTTTAGAGATCAGGAGGATGGACAAGGAGTTGAGGCCAAAATGGTAGATTTTGTAGATCATCAAGCTGATCTTATTGAACTTGTGAAAGCTCAATGCTCTTTGATTATGCCGACAACGACTACTAACGGGCATCAAAGTTTCGATCTGCCAGTTGAGCTTAAAAAGCAGAGTGGCGCAGAGAAAACAAGAAAAGATTCTTACTCTTGTCTAATTTTAGGCAATTGGATGACTAAAATATATCTTGATATGATGGAAGCCAAGGTTGAATCCGTTCAAAGTACTTTCACTCCATTTTTCGCTCGGTAAAAAAGTACTTTTAAGTTACTTTTGATACTTTTGGTGTAATCTTTAATATAAAAGATGCCGCGCCAATACAATAAAAAATCTGATTATTGGAACAGAAAGAAG